CCTACGATCCGGCGGTCGCCCATTTACGTGAACCTGGAGCAGCGCCGCCCTACCAGCGTTATAAGGCGATGAAGATTGCGAAGTGGGATTATCCGCACATAGAGACGCACGTGAGCCTTGAGCCGGTAATTGACCCCGACGAGGCACTTGGGGTTGTACGTCATACATACGAATATACGGACGTGTACAAGGTCGGGCCGCTGAACCATTTCGGCCGTCCGCAATTCGATTTGCGGGACTTCGGGGTTAGATTTATCCACCTGATGGAGCGCCTCGGGAAGCGGTACTATATCAAAACTGACTTGGCGAGGCACCTTGAAGGCATCGAGTATCACAATACCGAAACGAGATACAAAGAAGACACAAGGAACTAAATTGAAAGGAAAGTCCAATGGAAGAAACAAAAAAACCCTGGGAATCGAAGACGGTATGGGGCGGATTCGTAACGATCGTGGTCGTCTTACTTGCTCAGATTGGCGTCATCGACCTGAGCGGCGAAGAAGACACGATAACTGATTTGATTGTCCGGCTCGTGTTGTTGGCCTCTGGAGTCCTGGCCTTGATTGGCAGGGTTAAGGCCAAGAAGGAAATCAAGCTGTGAATGATGCATTATGAACATCCCCTACACGTATTTTGGGAGTTTATTTTCAGGGGCGGGCGGGTTGGATTATGGTCTTGAGCAAGCTGGGTTGAGATGCGTATTCCAAGTGGAAAATGACAAACACTGTCTCACAATCCTCGATAGACATTTCCCTGATGTACCGAAAAACGAAATCAGACCCTGCGTGGGACTTGTGGGCGGAGACCCTTGCCCCATACGAAGCAATGCTGCGTGTATTTCAGGCACGAGCCGACCGGATATGTCGGGATACTTTCTCGCAATGGCAGCAAGATGCAAACCCCGGTGGGTTCTCCGCGAAAATGTTTGTTCACCTGATGTCGTGGACTTCGTCATCGGGTTGGAAATGCTCGGATACTATTGCCTTGTTGCGGAAGTCAACTCCGCAGCGTTTACAGGTCAAAGCCGGCGTCGTGAGTTCGTGGTCGGGTTCGATAAGCAAAAAGCCCTTGATAGGTTCCGAGATGCGTGCATTGCCGCCGAAAACGATACGGAGTATGGTGCGTCTCGCGTCCAAGCACGGAAGCCGGTTGCGTGTCTTACTGCCACAAGCGGGGGATTTGGCGATCGTTACAATCTCGTGTACGAAGGGCCAGAAAGGGGGTTACGTTTGCTGTCATTCACTGAGCGGGAGTCTCTTCAAGGATGGCCTATTGGATGGACTGACGGAGTACCTGATGCGGCTCGCAAACGAATGTTAGGAAATGGAGTTACGGCCCCAGTTGCCGAGTGGCTGGGGAGGCGAATCAAAGAGGCGCTGCTGAAAGTACTTCTCGATTAGCAGGGTTAAAGCCAAGAAGGAAATCAAATTATGAAGACACAGGTGAAGAACCTTGAGAGATTGCGGGCTACGCCGGTGATAATCGGCGGCAAGCCGCTGCGAGATTACCGAACGCGGTACTTCAATCTTTACACTCAGCGTGGCCGGGTGGTGGCGGCACACGTAGCCGAGTCTGACGCCAAAGAGATAGTGCGATGCGTTAATGAATGCAATGGTTGAATATGATGAAAGTTAAGAAAACTTATTTACTTGCAATCCTGTTAGTCTGCCTCGGCTGTCAGTACGCGCAGGTAAACCCTGGCGACCCGAACAATCCTGTAGTTCTCGATCCGAACGCCCTGGCTGCCCTGGAGGCTGCGGCGCAGACCGTCACGCAGGTAGGCATTGCGATAGGCTACGGGAAACTGATAGCCATCGGCGCGATTTTGACTGCGATTGTGGCGGCACTCAGAAACCGGTTCACCCCGAAGAAAAAGAAGAAATGATACAGAAAGCCTGGCAAAAGGTTACGGTCGACAAGGACAGAAGTATCATTCTCATTGCTCGGGTCCGTGCTCCGGACGACGCGAATTGGTTTCGGGTCGGGACTCAGGCCAGCGACCTGGCGGCTGAGGCATATCAAGTTCTAAAGGAGCATTATGCAAATCGGTGAAAGACTCAGGATTGCACGTGAAGCCGTTGGGCTGACGCTGAAACAGGCGGCCAAAAAAGCAGGGATAAGAGCATCGTTACTCCGTGATTTCGAGAACGGCAAGAGCGAGCCGAAATGCTCCTGTCTGAATAAACTGGCCGACATCTATAGCAAGCCGTTAGAGTTTTTCTTCACGGAATCCTTACCCCCAACTGATTTGATGCTCTGGTGCGGTTTCAAGCCCGAACAGACAGAGCCAAACCAAGACCGCACCTCATAAGAGCCTCGGCATTTCGGATAGCTGAGTGGTTTACGGTATTTGTCTTACCTCTTCTACGGCCCACCCGGCAAGCCGCCGGACAACTTCGGGGCTTGGTTCCGTCGTTGTAAAGCCTGGCTCGGCAAGCTGACACTGAACCATATGATGAAGTTGCTGCCACAGCGATACCTCATCGTCCCAATCGGGCTGATTGTCCTGTTGCATCTCGGGGCCAGTGTATCGGCCCCGGATAACCTCGATGCTAACCCTCACGTCCGCGCCCTCATCTGCGAGGGTATCATTGGTTGCCTTCTGTAGCTTTTTTGCCGCCTCGGTGTAAGCGGCGAAAAATTCCTTGTCTAATTCTTCGTCGTTCCCCACTGCGTACATATCATAGCGGGGGTCAAGGACCACTGTTAGATTTCTTGTGCTCATAATCCTTATCTCCTTTCTGTTAATCCCAGTATTTCCCACAGCTCTGGCACTTCACGCCCTCGCCCATAGCTTCAACATCAATCGACCCACAGAACTCACAGGTCGCTGCTTGCCGCACGATGTACGGCACAAGCCGGCCGTGCTGAAGAACCCAGTCGGCAGACTTTTCGACTCCTCGCGGCGGAGCGCAATCCCATTCCACCGCGTAAGTTACATTGGCGATAGCCGCCAAGTGCAGCGGGACAACGCCGTAAAGAACAAGCCCGCCCTCGCGTGCGAGTTGACGGGCTTCTTCGGCGTCCAAGTGCTCCCTCACCTCGACGCTATCTTGCGGTGAACCATCCAGATCGTACAGAATGATTCGCCCATCATCCCTGACGTATTCCGCCCGGCCTAAATACCGGGCGACCAATTCAGCGACGCCCGCGTGCCGAGTAAGCACGATTTTCCACACAAAATCCTTCTTCATCGTTCGTCTCCTTTCAACCTTTGACAGGCCTGTTCAAGGTCCGTCGCCGCACGTTATGCCGAGCGCGAACAAGCCGCTCAGCCATTGCAAGTCTTCGCAGCGGTCGAACTGGCGGCCGCTCCCTTAAAAGACGTCTGACTCGTTCAACGATGTTCATTTTTATACCTCCTGGACATAAGCCCCGGCACCCAACCGAGGCTGGGTATCATTCTTGTTCTACGGCCCATTCCGCAAGCCGCTCGACCACATCGGGTTCCGGCTCACTGATCCTGAAACGCGGCTTAGGTCCCTCTTCAGGCCACACCATATTATGCAGTCGCTGCCAGAGCGGCACTTCATCGTCCCAATCAGGCTGGCAGTCGTGCTGCATTGCCGGTCCAGTGTAGCGGCCACGCACCACGTCAATCACGACCCTCACCTCGGCCCCGTCTTCTACAAGGACGCGGTTGGCGGCCCTCTCCAACCTTTCCGCCGCCTCTCTGTAGGCGGCGAAAAACGGAGTATCCCACTCCTCGCCATTCCCGATAGCCCACATATCGTGGCGGGGGTCGACCACCACCGTCACTTCGACTGTTTTCGTCTCTTCAGCGTTCATTTCCTGTCTCCTTTCCTGCCCAAAAGGCCCACGGCCGGCGAGGATGCTATCAAGGGAGGGGTGCCGACCGTGGGCTTGGTCAATTGAATTGTGCTGTGTTGATAGCATCCCATTTGCTCCACCTATACTATCGGCGAAATCCACGAAAAGTCAAGAAGAATTTTTGAGAAAAGTTCTAAGTTGTGAGGATGTAAGGACTTAGAAGCCTAAAAAAATTTTCGGACACTTGGTCAAATTGGGATTTTTCGGTTGACGTGGGTTAAAAGTGTGGTCTAATTGTAGGAGAATGCTTATAGGCTTAGCAGTAGTCAAGCGAGACGGTAAGCATAAATGCAGGGATTATTCTAATCGGGGCGGCACGACGAAAGATAGGCGTTACAGCGGGCGGCTAACCACGAGGCTGTCGATAGACCAGTGGCGGCAATTAGAAGAGCAAAGGCAAAACCCGTCGGCCTGGTCGAAAATCCGCAAGAGTCGGAAGAAGTACAAAAATAGCCGCAAGGCAAAAAGGAAGTTAAGGCGGCAGTGGCAGCGGTTTCTCAAGGCCAACAGAGACCCTGAGATTGAGAAGTTAAGAGCGACGCCGGAGTATAAAGAGTGGCGGATTGCTGTTTTGGAGCGTGATGGCTATAGATGTCAGCATTGCGAAAAAGTAGGCAAGCGGTTGCACGCACACCACATCAAGAGTTTTAAGATGTATCCTGAGTTGCGATACAAGGTTGAGAATGGCATTACTCTGTGTGCGGCGTGCCACGAGGAGTTGCACATAAAGCGTTTGCAGGGGGCGAAGATTATAAAACTGTCGGGGTGATTGCAATTGACAAACTAAACGGGTAAGTCCTGCAGTGTGCCTCAGGTGCTCCCTTCCATCGGCTGGCTATGAGCCTGGGGATCGGACCGACATTGTAGGCACCGCTTGTTGAAAGGCGCAAGCCTTGAAACACAAGAAGCAAATCAGACTTGAATGTCCCGAATGCGGCTCGACAAGCGTATGGATAGACCCCGAGGGCTTCGGCTGTCTCGATTGTGGCTATGAGGATAAGCAGATCAGGCTGGAGAGAAGGCCGAAACAGGCCAGAGAGCTAAGGGCGTTAACTTGGGCAAGATAAAAGGGGGGTTAAAGTGGCTAAGAAGAAGACGGGCAGGCCGACAAAGTACAGGCCGGATATGCCGGACAGAGTGAGGGAGTATATCCGGAACCACGAGGCTTTAGGTGATGTTGTGCCTACAGTCCCAGGGCTTGCCTGTCATATAGGTACTTGCGAGAAGACAATTTTTAATTGGGGCGAGGAGCACCCAGAGTTTTTACGAGCTTTAAGTGAATTACATAGCGCCCAGCACGCCAAATTAGTGGCCGGAGGGCTGGCTGGGACGTATAATGCCACGATAGCCAAGCTGATATTATCGTCTAATCACGGCTATCGTGAGCGGACGGACATCACGACCAATGATGAGCCGATTGGGGCCCCGATGATAGTCCTGCCGGAGTTGCCTAAGCCAGTGGAGAGTAAGGTGAGGCGCGAAGCTTTCGAGGCCAGTAAGACCATAGGGCAAGGTGCAAGCTTGGCTTTACCTGAGCCGCAAGCTTTGGCGGAGGCGCAATAGTGGCCAAGAAGAAGACCAAGCCGAATTTGAAGGCGGAGCTGACCCTCAGGCAGGCCGAGGCGTGGAGGGCCCTCCAGGATCCGGAGATACGCGAGGTACTTTACGGTGGCGCTAAGGGCGGTGGCAAGTCCTGGCTATTGGTTGTCTGGGCTTATTTCTATGCCTGGCAGGTGGCACACGAGTTCCGGCTGCCCAGGAGTTCACACCCGCCACATATTGGGTGGATAGGCCGGAAGCAGGCAGCGGATTTCGTCCAGACCACCCTGACGACCTGGCAGATGGTGATTCCGAGTCATTGCTACGAATTACGAGCGGCTACGGACAGGTATCCTCGTCATATCTGTATTGACCATCGGGTAGCGATAGACTACGGAGGACTCGACCGGCAGGAGAATATCAGCAAGTTCAACAGCGCGGAGTATGCTTTTGTGGCTGTCGACCAGGCCGAGGAGACGACCAGGGACGATGTAGCGACCCTGAGGGCGTCCTTGCGGATGAGGTTAGGTGGCAAGCCTATGGCTTATAAGACGCTGTGGACGGCTAATCCTGCTCAGTGCTGGCTGAAGGAGGATTTCATCGACCAGAAAATCTCAGGGTATAGGTTCGTCCAGGCGCTGCCGGGCGACAATCCGCATCTTCCTGAGGGTTATGAGCAGACATTGAGAGCGGCCTTCGAGCACCGGCCGGAGTTGCTGGAAGCGTATTTATATGGTAGTTGGCAGGCCCTTTCCGCTGCCGACCAGATCATCAAGGCCGAGTGGTTGAGAGAAGCCGCAGGCAGGACGCTCATCAGTTATCCCGATAGGCCTCGGATATGCTGCGATACTGCGGGCTTTGGGGATGACGAGACGGTGATTTACTTTTCGAACAAGACTGACATCGACGAGGCTGTGTATATGCCTTATACGAGGACCACGGAGATTACCCACCGATTAGCCGTGATGAGCGCGCAGCACAACAATTGTCCTATCGTAGTCGAGTCCACCGGCGGGGACTTAGGGCAGGGCGTGATCGATGAGCTGATTTGTCAAGGCCGGACTGTGCTGAAATACTGTCCCCAGGGCAAGGCTGAGCGGAGCGAGTCTTTTGGGAATATGCGGGCAGAAGCGTGGAGTAAGGCCGCAAGGATGCTGTCCAAGGGCGATGTTTCGTTCAAGAACCAGGACTCACTGCTGGCGAACCAACTGTGTACACCTCGGTACAGGTTTAGGTCGGGAAGGACCTGGGTCGAGTCGAAGGAGGAGATCAAGGCTCGTTTAGGCCGGTCGCCGGACAGGGCAGACTGTTATGTTATGGTCTTATGGAGTTATGACAGGGTCCCGATAGCCGAGGATATTTGGCTTGAGGACGATACGGAGTTGGCGGAGAGCTATGTCTTCCAAAGCGTCTTATAGTATCATCGGATACGGGGTTATAGGTACGGCCGTTCATCGGCTGTTTAAGAGCGCAGGCTTTCCGGACCCGGTTATTTACGACCCGATGAAGGGTTATTTCGACAAGACTGCCTTTAGTGCAGATATTATATTCGTTTGCGTTCCGACCCCCTCGGCGCGTGCGTTCGTTACGACCAATGGCAAGCCGTTGTCGATGACGTATGTGGAGGGTGTGATATGCGATATTGCTTGCGGTAGCGCAGAGCGGAACTTTGACTCTGGCGAGTCTGTAGTTGTGATATGCTCGACCCTCCAGCCTGGCACTGCGGATAGGTTAGCTGAAAAGCACAAGGTCAGGATAGTCGTCCAGCCGGAGTATTACGGAGAATCCGTGGCTCATCCATTGACTGATTTATCCAAACAGCCCTTCTTGATATTAGGCGGCGAGAAGGAGGACGTGGATAAAGTCATAAGGTTATATCAGCGGGTGTATAATGCTAACATACGTATCCGGAGGGTATCTCGTTTAGAGGCCGAGGTTATCAAGGTATCCGAGAACCGAGCGATAGCGTGGAAGGTTGCCCAGTGCCAGGAGCTGTTCGATGCCTGCGAGGCTGCGGGTATCGACTATGAAGTAGTACGCCAGGCGGTGTACGGGGACGACCCTCGATTCAACCTATGGTTCACGTTCGTTTATCCGGATAGGGGGTTTCATTCCAAGTGTATTCCTAAGGACGTTTACGCTTGGGAGGCCTGGGCGCGTGGTTTAGGTGTCAATACGGGTATGACCCGTGCGATATTAGCAAGAAACGAGGAATGGATTAAAGGCGCAAGCTAAAGCGAGGCGCAAGCTATGGCAACCCAAAACGAGTTGAGACTGTTCAAGATAGCCGAGATGTTAGAGAGTCGGGTGGCGAGGCTTGAGCGTTTGGTTGTGGACTTGGACAGGCGGTTAAAGGAAGGCAAGAAGCGTGGCAGACCAAAAAAGAAACAGCAAGTTGCGCCGGTTCACGAATGAGTATTTAGTTAGTTACGTGAAGGAATGCAAACAAGAGGCCGATGATGCTGCCAAGCCTTTGCGTAGCGTCTGGCGTGAGCTATGGCAGGCTTATCAGAACAAGCAGGATGTTTCCAAGAAAGCCTCCTGGCAGTCTAAGGCTTATGCTCCGAAGGTATGGATGCAGATAGAGCGTGCAGCCGGCGAGGTCAAGCGTGCGGTTGTTCAGACCCGGAAACTGTTCAGAATGGAACTGGACGACTACGAGGACAGGGAGCGTTTACAGGAGCTCCAGGAGGAATTGGCTCTCACTATCGACCCCAATAGGATGGGGACTCTTCAGCGTAGGATTTCGGAGTTGAAGAAGGCGATCGCTTTGCGTCAGGACAAATTGGATGTTGTTGAGCGCAAGTTCAAGCGGTCTTTGGCTGCGGGCAATTTGACCCAGGTTTACTCGTTGGTGGTGAAGAGTGCGTTTTTGTTGGGTTTAGGTGTTATAAAAGTCTTATGGGACGCCAAGCGTGGCCGGACGAAATACGAGCACGTGGATACGTTCAACATTTCCATTTCGCCCGATTATCGCCCGTTCCAGGATAAGAGACCTCCGTATGTCATCGAGTACAAGCGTATGAAGCTGGCTCGACTCTTGAAGTTGGCTCGTGATACGAACGCCGAGGCCGGTCGGCAGATTTACGATATGCGTCAGGTCAGGCAGATAACCGAGGATGCGATAGCCCAGGAGCAGTTAGCGAAAGAGCGTATGCGGTTAGGGCAGGGTGATAGGAAGACAGTAGGCAAGGACGTTGAGATTTTGGAGTTCTGGGGCGATGTGATAAGTGAAGACGGCAAGCACATCGAGGAGAACGTTTTGATGCAGGTGGCCAATGGGAAGTATCTGATACGCGTCCAGAAGCCACAGCCGTTCAATCATAATCTACCACCATATGTTTTCACGATGCCGATCCCGTATCCTCACAGAGGCCAGGGTGGTGTTTCGTTGGTTCAGCCGCAGATGAGGTTGAACTATACGTTCAACAATATCCTGAATATGTACGTGGATAACCTGAATTATTCTATCAACAAGGTTTTCGAGTATAATCCCACCGATTTACAGAACCCGAAGGCCTTGACTGCGATATATCCAGGCAAGAAGATACCTGTAACGACGGAAGGCGGCAAGCAAGCCATTCGGGAAGTCTTGACTACGAAATTAGGTAGAGACCCGTTATACGCATTGGAATTGATAGACAAGATTATGCAGGAGGGCACGAGCGTTACGGAGTTCCTTTCTGGCTGGCCTGGCGGCAAGGCAAAGACTTTGGGTGAAGTCGAGTTGAAGACTGCCCAGAGCAGGGGGATGTTCGACGTGATAGCGAGGGATTTGGAGGAGAATTCGCTCAGACCTATATTAGAGATGTCTTATGATTTATACGCCCAGTTTGCGGACTACGACCCCAGAGAGGGTAATTACACATTCAGTGTTGGCGGGGTGTCGTTGATACTGATGCAACGTCAATTGGTGGATCGCGTTACGCAGGTCTTGGCGATGTCGCTCCAGAGTCCGGATTTACGGCGTTTGACCGAGGTGAAGGACCTGTGGCGCAAGTTATTGAGCATTTACAATCTGGGTGATGTTTTCGTCGAGCCGGATACCACTCAGGAGCGTATCAGTCCTGAGCAGATAGAGGCCGTTCAGCGTAAGGCCGAAGCGGACGCTAAGCGTGATGTTGCACGTTTAACGCCCGAAGAGATCATAAAGTTAGGAGCCTGATTATGGGAAAGACAAGTGCACCGATGGAGAAAGACGTATTGAAGACTATGCCGATAAAGCCTGCGGGTCAGAAGGTGAAGAAGACGGGTATGAAGGGCGAATCCAAGCCTACTGGCAAGGAGTCTGAGGTCCCGTTGGGTGCTCGGCGGGTATGGAATGAGGTAAGGCCGATGGTCAAGAAGCCGACCTCGGTCATATCGAGGTTCAACGACAAGGGCCCGAACACTGTGAATACAGACTTGAAGCCCCATCTGGCGCCCGGTGTTCCGAAGGGCGTAAAGAAGGGCTATTACAGTCCTGGTAGGAAACCTAAGAAATCTCGTGGCGGTGATTCTGCTACTACTACTTATCCGCCTGGCGCGCACGCAGGGGCTGGATATAGTTAAGAGAAGGCGCACGCTTTATGACTTACAGAGGCTGCGGAAAGACTAAGAGCGGTAAGCCGAGAAAGCACACCCCCATCGTGAGCGAGAAGCAAAGGCGTTTATTCGGGGCGGTTGCGAGCGGGTATGTAAAACTACCAGGTTTATCCAAAGCCGAGGCCCGCAGGCACTTGAAAGAGGTGAAGGGCAAGAAGTTGCCGAAGCGTGCACCTCGGAGAAAGAAGCGGAAATGAGCACGTTACAGGCTTTGACGGCCAAGGGTTCCAAGTTTATGCACCCGAGTTTGAAAGGAGCAGGAGCTTTGAAAGGCGGTTATGGACGAAGAAAGAG